TGATGGACATCGGGACCTCATAGGAGTGGCGAGTGGCCGCCCTCTCCATGGATCTCTCAGCCCTCAAAAGAACTCTGATTACTATAAGAATCTGGATAGAGACTGCTAGTTACACCTATAAGACTATGGGTACTATAGGTAACTCACTGAACCCAGTACCCATCTGTTAAAAGAACCCGTCTGACCCACTGTGGTCGGGATGCTAAGTTGCGGCCGCCCAAAAAATATCCCGGGTTCTGGGAGTCACCGGTACCTCAATGGGCTAGAGAGGGTGTGGTGAGGGCGCCAGCCCGAACCTAAGGGGTGATTGTAGAATAAAAGGGAGATATATAGTGTAGAGAGGCAGAAACTAAAAATTTCCCCCAAGGTTTCTCCCCCATAACTCGTGAAACTTTTAGTCATCAGGGTCTATAATAGACAAATCTAAAAAGATGGCAACACGTAAATCAAGAATTAAAAAGACATTAAAGTGCATGAACTGGAATCCAGAAACCTCGAAGTGGGGTGATTGGGCGCCAGAAGAGGGCTGTCGCGAAACCGTCGAAGTCGACGAAGAGGTAGAGAAGGTTCTCTGCTGGAGATGCACGGGTAGAACAACAACAATGAATGGTGAATATCGACCATGGCTAAAATAAAAAACAAAAACTATGAGCAATAGCGAAACTTGGGCAGTAGCCCTCATCTATTTGGGATTCTTTGGTCTAGTTGGCGCAGCCATCTGGATGACTGGAACCGCTTGGCCACTCTGGGCCCTTCTTCTCATGCCGACTATTAGTGTTGGAGGCAGGAAAGGGGAGAGAGTAGAAGAGGATGTGGAGGAGTGAGAGGCCCCACGGTAAAAATTCCTAAAATTTCCTAATATATATAAAAAAAAGAAATTCAAAATGAAACACATAAAAAACTTTAATTCGTTCGTTAACGAACAGAACATTAATGAAGCTAATGTAAGCAAAAGTGATGTTAAAAAGCTTCAAAAATTGGGCTATAATGCTGAACTGAGGGTTTCTCTCTACGATTCGCATGACGAAATTAAGGTAACTGATGGACCAAACCCCTGGGGAGATCTCCATGTGTATGACTATTACTGGAATGGCAAAAAGGTATGGAGCGATTTTGATGACGGAAGGCAGGGTTCAGATTACAAGAAAGATGTAACATCGGTCGATGGTTTTATCGATGCTATGAAAAATAACAGATTCTGGTCCGACTAAAATAAAAAAAGAAATTCAAAATGAAACACCTAAAAAACTTTAATTCGTTCGTTAACGAACAGAACATTAATGAAGCTAATGTAAGCAAAAGTGATGTTAAAAAGCTTCAAAAATTGGGCTATAATGCTGAAATGTATGGAAAAGACCAGATTGTTGTATATGATGGACCAAACCACTGGGAGGATTCCGATGACAATCCCACACAGTATGACTATTACTGGGATGGCGAAGAAGCTCAAGTCAGTTGGAGCAGCGATTTGGGAACTTCTGGTGATGCATGGTATACCAAAAAAGTAACAAACGTCAAGGATTTTATGCATGCTATGGAAACAACAAAGGACTGGGAATAAAATAAAGAAGAATCTTAAAAACTAATGGCTAGGGAAACCTGGCCATTTTTTATGCCCCATAGCCTGAAACATTCTATAGTGTCTCTTATATAATAGTCAAAGAAATAATTTTATGAAGAGCATTCTAGAAGAAGCAAACGAAATTGTAAATAACCGTAGCGAAGAAAAAGACCGCCAATATGGTCCCTTTTCTGAAGGCATGGATCGCGCCGCAAAAATCTTTAGTGGCATGACCGGAATCGACGTAACTGGCCGTGAAATGTTCATGGCACTTGTAGCACTCAAGTTCTCACGAGAAAGTTACAATCATAAACGAGACAATCTACTCGATGCTGTTGCCTATATCCAAGGCTTAGATAATTATATTAACGAGAAAGGCGAATATCCTCAAGGTGAAGAAGGAATCCACATCGGATAAAAAACCAGACCAAATAGTTTGGAGCGAGGAAAAGGGCTATAATGCCGCAATTCTACCCTATGCTACCAATGTTGGAGCCCCAGCAATCGTGACTGAGGACATTTCAGCATGGAAGCAGAGAGGGGTAAATAAGGTAAATCATCAACTGAAGGCTAAATTTGAAGAATTAAAGGCTGAGTATCAGCAGATGATTGAGGAGTTACAATGGAATGAATTAGTCTATTCAGCTAAATTTAATTTTGAACCAGTTATCGGAGAAGAATACCATCTCTATGTTGGAGATGATGGAAATGTCTTCTTGTCCTTAATTGAACCTGGACAGTGGAGACGAGAGTGTATTGGTTCTTTTAGACTGAATAGCGAACAAAAATGGATGAAAATTGAAAGCAATGATTAAGATTCAAGAAATTAAAAGCAAATTAGAAGGTAAAAAGATAGCGATTGACGATGTCGTTACAAATTATTCATCAAAGCAGAGTTCACACAAGAGTGCGTGGTCATACTTGCTTAAAACACAATTAAACTATTTTGGACTGGAAGCGGATGTTCTAGACAAATCCGGAAATGTCCACGATTATGACGTGTGGATGGTCGCTCTTCCGATGGAATTCGCAGGTTCTTATAATCTATTTGGAGGTGCTACTGACGAGCCAGCAGCCAGAATTCAACGGTTCCTTGATTTTGATGGACCTATTTATATCTTGAACCGCGAGATGCCTGACGTTGGAGCTTTCGTAAATAGTCGAATCAAATCATGTTCAGAAGGATGGGCAGCTCTCGATGCTGAAGCCCTTACAAAAAAGTGTGAGAGTATAAAAACAATAGACCTGAAAACGACAACCGGCACTTTTGTATTAGGCGACAGTCATTCAGTTTCAGTTTATCCAATCGGTGCAGATATTAGCCGAAACGACGGTAAGACCCTGTTCGGTGTAATGAAGGAAGGGATGAGTGAGTATATTCCGGAAGGAACAAATCACCTAATTACGTATTTTGGCAATATCGATATTCGCCACCATATTTGTCGACAGGCAGATCCAGTTGCTGCAGTTCAGAGATTAGCAATAGATTATATTAATCATTTAAAAGGTCTTAATATTGATAAGGTTACGGTTCATACCCTATTACCAATCGAATTTGAGGGTCGTAGAATTCCAAAGACCGGATGGTATAAAGGAACTCCATTCGCCGGAAGTAGATTAGAACGTGTTGAGGTAATGGAAACTTTTAACCATAAAGTAAGAGAACTCGGTAAAGAGGCTGGATTCGAGGTTTTAGACTGGCCAACTCATTGGTTTAGCGAGAATCCTGAAGAGTTTGCAAAAAACTACATGGAGAAACCAGGTTCAGTTCATCTTAGTCGAGAGTTTTATTATTGGGACTGGAATACTGAAGCAAAGAATTCTAAGCTTATTAAAAAGACAATAAGTCTATTCTAATGAAAAGTCTATCCCCCACCGCAGCGTATAAATACAATGTCGGTAATCATAAAGTGAATTTTTTTAACCTGAATATGAAACTTTTTTACGGATTGCCGTATAACATATACAAAACAAAAATAAAGGTTTAAAACAAAGTTTAAAAATTATGAAAGAAAACAAAATCAAAGTTGGGATTATCGGCACAGGAAACTGTGCTAAGTCTCTAGTTGAGGGTGTTCAGTATTATACACAACATCCTGAAGCCGAAACTGGTATGATGAAATTCGATATCGGCGGCTACAAAGCAGAAAATATCGATTTCGTCGTAGGATTCGATATTGACGAACGTAAAATTGGTCTTCCTCTTGGCGAGGCTCTAAAACAAAGACCAAATTCAGCATGGGATATTGTTGAAACGATCGAGAATCAGTCACCAGTGTATGAATCACCTGTTATTGATGGTTATGCATCACTGATGGATCATTATCCAGAAAGCGACAGATTCTTAGTAGATGAAGGCTTGCGTAATTCTACTGATATGAACCGTACCTCTTGGACGGCTAAAAAAGAGAGACAGTGGAAAGACACTATTATTTCACTCTTGAAAAAGCATGAAGTTGAGGTATTGGTTAACTACCTTCCAGTAGGCTCTCAAAAGACTACTGAATTCTGGGCGGAGATTTGTCTAGAAACTGGAATCTCATTTGTAAACTGTATTCCGGTCTTTATTGCATCTGACCCAAAATGGGAGCAGCGTTTTATCGACGCAGGTATTCCATTGATTGGAGATGATATGCGTAGCCAGTTTGGTGCTTCAATTCTTTCTCAAATGTTGCAAGAATTAGCATTTGAACGCGGACACCATGTAAAAGCACATATTCAACGTAATGTTGGTGGTAACACAGACTTCTTGAATATGGAAGACAAGACCCGTCTTGCTTCTAAGAAGATCTCTAAAGAGAACGTAATCCGTGCCCAGAACGAGATTCGTAACATTTCAACTGACGATTCATTCTTACATGCTGGACCTTCTGAGTATATTGCATACTATGGAGACAATAAGGTAGCAAACTTCCGTCTTGAAATGGCAGGATTTGGAGGAGCACCAGTTATCTTTGATGCTCAGCTATCCGTACAAGATTCACCAAACTCTGGTGGTGTTGTAATCGATGCTCTTCGTTATGTCAAAGTAGCAAGAGAAATGGGAATCGTTGGAGCTCTTCGTGGACCTTCTGCTCTTACACAAAAGACTCCACCTCAGCAAATGATGTTCCGTGATGGAATTGCTGAATGTGATGCACTAGCAAGTAGAGAACTAACTGAAGTTACAAAAAAGCAGCTGAAATCAGTTAGCTCAAGAGTAACGGCAACTGTATAAACCTTTATTTAGTTGTAACGCAGAGCCCTTTATGGGCTCTGCTTTTTAAGATAATAAAGTAATATAAGATTATGGGCAATAGAGAACATGAGTTTTATGGATACGATTTCGATGGCGTTGTTTCAATTGGAGTTACTCCTCGATGGACTGACGATATAATTATTACGGGTCGTTGTATTGACGAGGCTGAATACGTACGAGAGTATGTAACAAAAAATACTGGATTTATTGGTGAGATTATTTTTAATCCAATGACTCTAGCAGAAAGAGGAAATCATACAGTTCAGGCAAGAACCTATTCTGGAGAACACAAAGCCCGTACGATTAAAAAACTGAGAGAAGATGGATTTAATCTTACCAGATTCTTTGAGGACGATCCAATTCAAAAGGCAATTATTGAAGAGGCTAATCCTGACGTTGAAGTTGTTCATATTGTATCAAATTTAGTTCAAAAATAAGATGAGCGCAGGACAAGACATAAGAAAACAGTTAAGACCTTTACGAGATCGAATGTATGTCGATCTTGGAGGGCAAGAAGGCGTAGACAAAAACATGATTCAGGAGTCTATTGCAAATTACAGAATTCCTGAAGTTGACTATACTGGAAAGGTATGTATTGACTTAGGTTCTAACATTGGAGCATTTAGTAAAATTGCTCTAGACCAAGGAGCTAAAAAGGTAATCGCAGTAGAATGCGACCCAAGAAATGTTTCAATTATTGAAAACAATGCCCTTGGTAAATATGATAAAAAACATTTTGAGCTGATTCCAGCTGCAGTTTCAATGCTTAAAAGTAAGACTCTGAAGATTTTCAAGAGTGGCAGTAATAATAAGCATTGTTCAACCACGATAGTTGGTGGTAAAAATAGAAACTTCAGCGAGTATGATGAAGTTGAAAATGTTAAGTATACTAAATTAATTAGAAAGTATAAGCCAGACATCATTAAAATAGATATTGAGACCGCAGAGTACCATATGATGGACGAGATTATTAAGTACGCACCAGACGTCCTCTTCATCGAGTTACATGCAGGTAAATATAAACCATTAATGGATCCTACCGTTGAGAGATTAAAAGAAATCTATCCAATTCATCGAGTAGACCCATTGATAGTATTCCAAAATGTCGCTGGCTATGATTGCTTTTTTATGAAAGACAATAAAGATGGCCAAACCGAAGAACAATAAAGAAATGTTAGCTCTCTCGGGAAGAGAGCTGTACGAACTTATCCCAGAAAAGAAGGTTAAGGATATTCAAAAGTTTATCCATGAGATGAACAGGCGAGAATACCTGGTCCGATTTAAGAAAGAAATCGAATTTGACCAGTTTGAGCATGAATCTGACCATGACTTTTTTGGGACAGGTTTTATAGTAGAGGGCAGATCAGTTCCCTACTTTCACCCAAACCGTTCATTCCACGATGAAATTATCTGGCTGAATGAAAATGTGTTCTATAACAAGGAC